TGTCCTAGTACTACTAGATCACCAGTACCATTAAATTGCTCTACGTCATTAATAGGTTCGCCACTCTTGTCACCGAAGTAACCATACACTTGGTGTGCTGCTACAGCAACCTTACTCTTAGCGATACGTCTACCAATACCACTATCTACTTTTACATTATAAGTTGTTTGGTTAGGAGTAAAACTAATGTAACCATCTGCTCCCTCATACTCTTTACCAGGGTGATATAGTAGGTCACCATACACATAACCTTTGTAGTCTGTTGGAGTTGCCTTTTCAAATATTGGCCAAAGGTTTGCCATATCTCTAGCAAACTTCTCACGCCAATCTTCGTCCTTGCCGCGACTTAAAATAAACTTTTCTAATTCTTCAGGACTGCTTGACTTGCCTTCTTCACGTCCCCAGTTGTTCTTACCAACCATGCGGAATGTTCCGTCATCGTCACGTCCCCAGTACACTGTAGGATTACCGTCCCACTTAACTGCAACGTCTGAAGCATCTTGTTCTAGTCCTTTAAGTATTTGAACTGCACGAGAAGCACCTTTAGAAGGATCTGTAAAAACAAGATCTTCTAAATGATCAAACTCTCTACCAACTTTCTTTGGTGCTGGTTTGTCTTCTTCTTTTATAATTTCAAATGCTCTCATTTTTTAAGTAACTTCTTTTGTTTATTTGTTTTGTCCACATACTTTGCGTGTGGAACATTTAAATCCTTCTTACCGTAAACTTTTCCAATAGTATGCATCTTGCCTACCTTGTCAAAGGCACTGTATCTAATATCTATTTCTTTTATTCTCATCGACAATATCAATTAGAGAACGCATCCACCCAATGCTGCCTGGTTGATAACTTTCAACTTTTTTAGCATCAGGCAGAGTTACTCCATCCTTTTCAAAAGTCTCTCGAGCATCTGCAACAAGTTCTTCATAGTTCGGAAGTTTCATGATGTACTTTACGATACTCTCAACACTTTCGATTGTCGAAGGTGTTGCTGTTTGTCCTAATAGAGTTTTTGCTATCTGATTAGGATCCTTTGTTACTACTTCGTTTGTTTCTCTGTCTAATAACCCATTGTTAGCTGACCATTTCATACCTTTTGTTTTCGCTATGCTGGAAAGCAATATATGTCTATGAGCACCTTTATAGTTGCTGCCTTCTGCGCTTCCCTGTAAACTGAACTTCATCCATTCAGGATCACCAAACATTAGATCTGTTTGTACAAAACCATTTTTTGGATCACCATTAATTGGAGTTTTAAAATGAACTGATATCCCAGACTTTCTAACCCAAGTCTTGACATCTTCCCCTGTATGATTTTTGTTAACGTAATCTGCTAATTTTTGTTCAAGCTCTCCTTTTGTAATTTTAGTAGAATCGACTGCTACATCAAGATCGCCACTGGTGCTTTTCTTGCCTGTAGTACCGAGCATATTGTCTGTAAGTTCTAGATCTACAATACCTTCTAACCATTGCAAAGTAGGTACAACATCAGATTGCTTAATTCTAATAGTCGCTGGCTCACCTTCAGGTGTTTTGAATATGTTGCCGCCTTCGTTTAATAATTCGTTACCTGACATTTTAGTCCTTTTTAGGTTCCTTAGATTCCTGAATCTTTTTCATGCCGCGTGTAAATTTAGTTGGGTCGGCACCTTTAATTGAATTGATGAAACGTCTTTCCAATTCTCCTGCTAGATCTTCGTCATAGCGTTTTTTAATACTCTCAATGAGATTGATAGCACTATTAATAATGTTAGTGGCTCTACTCTCAATTAATCGCTCAGTGTCCCTATTTTCCGCGATCTCATTAAGCTCTTGGAGTATTGATCTTGTTTTAAACTTCATAATCCAATCCTGTTATTATTTGTATTTAACCTTTTTTGCAACAAATTATAAACAGTATGATTGTAGGTGTCAACCTTTTTGTATTCCACTCATGCTAAAATAGCACTACTGTTATGCCCTAAAATAGGTTGACTTTTTATAAGTTATCAATTATATTAGCATAAATAAGTTTGTTGCAGTGCAAAGTGCTTACGTTCCAGTAGGACCTGACAACTACAACACACATACAGACACCAGGAAAGACTGGCGCATAATCCATGCGTTACAAGCGATTGACAGTAGCAAAGACTACTGACGCCGGAAAAGACCGGGGTATTGCTTTCCTCAAGCATCCATACATCAAAGGAGAAATTATGGCACACTTTATGAGTGGCCTGATGTCATGGATGAAAAGCGGCAAGAAGACTAGCCGTGATGATCTATTGACTTGGGCTCAAACTGAATACAAGAAAGATTGGCGATTCGCCTATCAATTTATGCTCGACCACAAAGGTAGAGCACCGTCCCTAAGAGAAATTAATGGTCCTAGTTATGGACACAAGGAGGTAGCATGATGCGACTTCTTGAAGCAATTAAAAACCTCTTTAAACCTACTGACTGGGCTGAAAGGTATCTCAGCAATGCTGTTGACCACTATGATCTTGAACGACGTCAGCGGGAATTGGATAGGGGGCAGGTCCGTCCAGGGTTTTATGGCCACACGAAACCAGTTAGATATTAACACAGACACACAAAGGAGAAAAATATGTTAATTTGGGAAAAATTTAAAAATACTTGTGCTACTCTTGGGTACGCAAGAGCCGCTTCACAACTATCACAACAAGGACATTATGAGTTGGCTAAAACTCTAATGCTTGACGGTGTTAAAGAAATACAAGAACGCAAACGTGCAATCCAAAGACTTGAAAGAGTAAAGAAAGCCAAGGCTGCATACGAGCCAGGCGATCATTACTTTAGAGGAAAGAAAGTTGCTTTTTGGAGAGGACACGCTGATGCTTAAGAATTTTTTTAACATTGCAGTTCCTTTAACGATTATGCTTTCAGTAATGACTGGATTTCTATTCCTAAACGGAATGTTCTGGGCAGGAATATTATAATGAATAATATTTGTAACTGGTGGCCTGTGACTGACGAAGAAGCAGACTATCTATCCAATCCAAAACCTAGCAAGAAGTAAATACAAAAAAGTAGGGGAGCCGCCCGCCAAGATGACTCCCCTACAACTTACACATTAAGTTGAGTTATATTACTTCTTTGTTATGATGTGATATAATACCCAAACTGCTATCAAGCCAACTAGGCCTTGTGCTGAAAAAGTAGCCACAATGCTTTGAATGTTAGCAATGATATTAATGTTTGGCCAGAACGGAATGTTCTGTCCCTTGAACAAGACTTCGAGAACAACACCCAACGCAAGTAGACTTACGCCCACTTCTGTCAGGCCTGCTGCCCAAGCCTTTATTTTGTTTAAGATTTCCATATGGTTATCTCCTTTAATGACTAATCATTTTAGATTAGTCTATTATTTAGGTATCAGATTGGAATAGTAAAAACAGCATAAATGGTTTACGGCGTCAAAAAGACGGTTTTGGAAAGAAAAATCTTTAGATAGCTCTTGACAATGATAAATAAAGTAGTTATATTATAGAGTATAACAAGACACATAACACATACACACAAAGGAGAAAACATGATGTCATTCGATCAAGTCGAAAAAAATATTCAGCAAGGCGCTGAATACGTTCAAAACAAAGTAAAAGAAGCAATGCCAAAAGTAACGTTCAATAAGAACGGTTATGAAATCCGTACTCAAGTATTGGATATGGCAAAACAATGGACAGAGTTTGAATACTCACAAAAGTTCGTGGGTTGGGACGTTTCTGCGAAACGTGACGAAAAATCTGGACAAATTGTTACTAAAGTTGGTATGCCAGAAATTCCTGGTGTTGACCAAGTTTTAGAAACTGCTGAGAAGTTTTACAACTTCATCAACAATAACAGTAAGTAAGTACAGAGTATACACATTATATTTTCCCTATGGGGATGAAGCGTTTTTAAGAAGCCGCATAGCGAATAACAATAATGAGTTTGAAAGGGTCCTAGTTTTTTGCTAGGATCCTTTCTTTTTATTTGACATTCAGACATTCAGACTGTATAATACGCACATATGAAGAAAAAGAGAAACAGGTTAGAAAGAAAATTAGACGAATATAACCATACTATGGAGTTGGTTAGAACGATCATTCCAATTTTAGTTTTGGCCTTACAGATATACATTATAGCAAAGTTGGTGTAAAATGGAAAAAGATAAGATTATCCTAGTCGATGCAGACGGAGTATTGCTGGACTGGGAATGGGCATTCAACGTGTGGATGCAGGAACAGGGTTTTGAAAGAGTAAAAGGTTACCAGTTCGTTTATGAAATGGGCGAACGTTATGGTATTTCAAAAGAACAGTGTAAAAAGTTAATTAAGATTTTTAACAACTCTGCACATATTGGTTTCTTACCAGCACTAAGAGATGCAATGTTTTACATTAAGAGATTGCACGAAGAACACGGTTACTGTTTTCACTGTATAACAAGTTTAAGCGAAGATAAAAACGCAGGAAAATTGCGTAAAATGAATTTAAGAAAACTGTTTGGCAAAACAGCATTTGAAGAATTTATCATTCTTGGTACAGGCGATGACAAAGACAAAGCATTAGCTGAATACAAAGATAGTGGACTATGGTGGATCGAAGACAAACCAGAAAATGCTGTTGCAGGACTCAATGCAGGACTCAAACCATTGTTAATGGAACATGGACATAATATGAGTTTCAAACATCCAGAAATTCTTAGAGTTAAGAACTGGAAAATGATCTACGAAATTGTAACTAAAAGTTAATTACAGTTACACTTTACCTTATAATCGCTAATTGCGGCCTTAATGGCATCTTCTGCTAGAACTGAACAGTGTATCTTTACGGGAGGTAAAGCGAGTTCTGTTGCGATGTCGCTGTTCTTGATTGCTGTTGCGTCATCGAGGGTCTTCCCTTTAAGTAGTTCGGTGACGAGGCTAGAACTAGCGATAGCACTACCGCACCCATATGT